CGCCGTATTCGCCGCAAGCGTAGAAGCGAATTTTTGTCCCGAACTTTTTGCGAAGTTTTTTAAGGAAGAGTTGGAGATCTCGTAGAACGAGAGTTCCACCTTCCGGTTGACCCAGTTCTGGGTCATTGGGTAGATTATCGTTCCGATAAGTCAGGGTGGAAAAGGTGTTTTCCGGGTAGAGTGACGCCTCATGTGTACAACGTATCGCCCATTGCCGACTTAGATCAAGTCGACAGCCGGAGCATCTGCCACAGTTAATTTTTATCGACATTTCTGCGAACGCCGGTGCGGCTTTTTCCTTCCGAAAAACGAGAAGTCGTTTCCCCGACGGCCCGCGCTCTTTCGAGCGCCAGGCCGTCAGGGGGTAGAAACAGGTCATCTTACAGCCTAAATCCGCCGCGTTTTGCGCGCGTCCCAGAGATATTCTTCTTATTGGTCCGAGAAGCGGTTTTTTTGAAGAGCTTTTTTGAGCGTTTCGGTGCGATTTTCCTTCGGTATGGCATCATTGTGTCCTTTCGGTGTCACTCTGCACAGTTAACATCGAGTGGTGGCTGTGCAGGCGCGGCAAGAATGCCGCTAGGTGGCCCCTTCCGGGGCCGGTGGATCCGGCTCAATAGCCGGGGGTTTTGCCGGCGGGTCCGCCGCAGGCGGATCTTCGTCCGCTTCAGAGGCGGTCCCCGACGTGATTAAACCCATCTTGATCATCTCGTCCCGATTTTCGGGATCAGAGACGAATTCCAAGAATTCCGCTGGATCATTGGTGAACCTGCTACGCACGTTCGATGGCAAATCATTGAACATCGTTTGAGCTTCGGTAACGAGATTCATCGCTTCGTGAAAGTCGTCCTGATCGGGCATGTCGCCGTACATGCCGCCATATTTGGCGACATGATCGACAATGCCCGTTTTTTGATATCGGGCGACAATGCGATTGATTTCGCTTTCTTCCGCGAACGATTGTTTCGTCCTCGAGGTGCCGCGAGGTTCCGCGGTCACACGAGGATGAGATTTGAACATTGAATAAAGTTCCATTAGAAAGTCCTTTTTTAAGTTGTCGGCGGTCCTACGGACCCTTTAGAAAGATGCTCGGCAGGCGGTAGAAGACCCACTCTGATTTTCTCAGCGAGGATCATTTCCAGAAGTCCGAATAAAGTCGACTTCTTCCGCCATATCGTTTGAAGTTTTCCCTTTCCAGCTTGGTTTTCATGGGTGGGAGTTTCCGAATTGTCACTCGATTTTTCTCGTTTGCCGAGGTCCGAAACATACCCTCGAAAATTTTCTTAAAGCTGTCCCAGTTCCGTCCGGAAATGGAGTCTCCGACCGTTTCCATTCGTTTTGCCTCAGCGGCGGTTTTACGAGTTTGTTGGACTTTTAAGAGGGTGTCGGCCCTTAGATTATTGCCGACATTGACAGCCGAGTAAGCATCCGTTCCGCCTTTTACAGCGGCGGCGCCCACATTCTGGGCAGCTATCCCGGCGCCGGCGGGGGTTGAAGCCCCGCCTTGTTTGTACGCCAAGATCGGATTTAGCCCGGCTTTTTTCATGTCCTTCATCGCTCTTTGATAAGCAGTCGAAGACATTCGCTCTTGAAAGGCCATTTGTTTTTCAGAGATATCCACGTTTGCCGCGTTTTGAGCAGACGCGCCGAACCCGGAGGTCACGGCCCCAAGGACCGTACCGACGATACCGTCAAGGACTCCTGAAAAGATTCCCATTAGAAATGGTCGATCATGCCAGGCACGCCGAAGAGCGGCATGGGCCGGGCACATTTGAGATCGAAGTAAGCGTCGAACAGCAGATGAGGTTCAGACGGGACCGCAATAATGCGGTCTATAGGTGGATTGTCCTCGATGAATGATGCATTCAAAACCGGCAAAGAACCAAAGTCCTGTGCCAGGTGCCAAGTGTCGAGAGGTTGAGCGAAATTTGACCGGAACTGGCCGGTTATTACGGAAGGTTTATAGCGATATTCGCCGTACCTTTCTTGGTACCCAAATACCAGTTCATCATTCGCAGAGGCATCGGCGAAAATTTCCTTATTCAGGATGCTTTGTTCTCCGATGGAAGAGAGAGCAGGCCAATAGAAGTCCCAGCGCGTTGACCGGGACCACATACGATTGAGGCCCTGCTGATAGTTGATATCGGCTCTTACAGAGACGAGGCCGATGAGGATGCAATGTTCAGTGAAAGATTTCGTAAACCCGTGACCAGAGGCGACGGTTGTAGCGAACGCCGCAAGGTTACCCTGCGGAGTGTTGTTTGTTTCAGAGGTTTGAGCGACGACATTGACATTAATGGGGGATTGTCCACCCCCAAGATATTCCGGGCGCTGCAAGCGTGCGTCCGGTGAAGTGACCCCGAAATGTGACTTGATGATTTCGGTATAGCGGGTGCCCCCTCGAGCATCCCGCTCATAAAGTTTTTGAATTTGAAAAGCTTGCCGAAGGGAGTTGATGGTTGAAGCGGTAGCAGCCGAAAGATCAGCGAAGATGTCGAGTTGTTCGTCGTCAGAAGCCGAGAACCGAATTTTGATATTATCGCTTTGGCTCGTGTTGGCCCAAAAGTTGTAAGTTTTATCTATGCCTTGATATTCCTGCACATTTTGAGCCGAAGTGGTGATGCTGACAGCCGGCAGAACGCCGATTCCCGAGACGGGTGCAAGGCCGCTTAAGGGTAATAGGACTTCGTCTCCTTTTTGCGGCCAAGGTAAGGCAGAAGTGAAATAATCGTGCCGTTTACCGCGACGGAGAACAGGATAATCTGCCGGGTCATCAGGACCGTCGTCCAGGTCGACAACAGCAGAGTCCTGTAGATTTTGATCACGGAACCATTCGTTATAGATGAGATTGTAAGCTCGATGCCACATTGTCGAATGTGAGAGCAAAGCGATCTCAGTAGGAATTCCGAAATAGTCCGCCAAGGAACCAGCCAGATGGCCAGTGCCCGCAGGTGCAGCCATTTGCGGAATTGTGAAATCCGTGGAGTCCGTAGGGTCAGCTTGAGCTCCATTGAATTTTTCCCAGTTGTTCCAAAGCAGACGCATCGGAACGGCAAAGAAGAACGTATTGAGAAAAAGATTGTCCATGTAAGGGTGAAGCGGAGTAGCGAGACGGCCAAAAGCCGTCATTTTCAAATTGAAAGTGTCCCCAGGTAGCGCTTCGTCAACGAAAATTGGAATGAGGAAACCCGCATCCATTGTCGTTTTGAAACCGTGGGAACGGTTGAAAGATGATCTCGGTATATCCGCACGAGGAATTTCCGAGAATTGATGTGTCATGTTTGATTTCATGAGTGGTCACTTTCTTTGATTAAGAGAGCCGCGCAACCGAGATTGATCGGAGCGCAGCGAGTGAGTTCGGCCAGATTGTCATCCCATGTGCCGATCTCATAGAGGAAAAAATCTTCCGAATGTTTGTAGAAGGGAGAGTTGGTGTCATTCACCGCATCGGTGAAAGTACGAATTGCTTCCGGTGTTCGGATGCAGAAGAACGGTCGCAAATAAGCTTCCGTCTTCGTGTCGTAGATCGTAAATGCCTTGTGGATCATTGTGAGTTTCCCTCAAGAGTTCTTGGGAGTTTTTTCGTTTTAGCATTCTGGACGCGCTCCCGCGCAGCCAGTCTAGCGGGCGTCTTATCGCCGCTGTGCTTTTTAGAAGCCTTAAGCCGTTTTTTTCGGAGTGCTTCATATCCGTCAGGGTCAGCAATTTCAAATTGCTTATCATAGTAGACGGGTGGTTTGTGGCGTTTTCCTTTTAAGATGACTTCGTCATATGGATAGACATCCGATGAATAGGTGTCGTACCAGTTTTTCCCGATTCCGGGTTTGCGGCTCATTGTCGTGAATTCCGGTTTTCTTTTTATGATTTCTCCGGTCTCAGAGTCTGTCGTTTCATAATGTTGGTCAGCCATTGGACCGTTGATTTTTTTCATGAGATACCGGGCGACATAGGCCGCGGATTGATAGGTGACGTCGCCTGAGAGCGTGAACCCATTTCCCCAGATTTCATCGAGGATAAGGGACGAGTAGAGAGGAACGCCGTTTGTTGTCTTAAAAAGTCTTTTATCGGGAAGGGCGAAGTTGAAC